GAAAACCTTACGCATTTGTAATGAAGAATCTCCACTAACTGTACTTACGTTATTTGATCCAGACAACACACCAATAATAGTTGGGGTTGCAAGTTCATCATCAACAGCATAGTCAGCAAGAACATAATGTTGTTCTTGAACAAATTTATCAGGATCTGTATTTAGAATTTTGGCAAAATAATCTGTGCTGGTGGGATTTAATGATGCTGTAAAAATACGAATGCCTGAACTACCGTCTGTGTTCCAAAACGCATTTCCCAATGATGAAGAAATTACAATTTTAAATTTGCCTGCTACTACAGTTGCTTGATCATCAGGTCCCGCGGCAGTAAATGCTCCGACAGCGGATTGATCACCATCAAGTATCATTAGGCGTGAGCCTGATGCCATAACAATTTGTCCACGGATCAAATTAACTATTGATCCATTGTACGAATCATTATCAGTAAACATTGGCATTCCATATGCTTCTGACGTTTGAAGTGTGTGGCGTGCCGTAATAAATTGTACGGCACCAGTGTGGCGGCCATTAGAATCATCTGATGCGGCATTACCTTCTACGTAAAATCCTGCATTTCGAACTCTACCTGTTGTTAGGGTAGTTAATACATGACCGTCTGTTGACGCCGCCCCGGCGCCAAGAACACGTAAATAAGTTAATGCTCCTCGGTGTTTCAAAAATTCATTTACGGCGTAGGGGCCATAGTTTTTTGAATCAAGGTTGCCGAACGTTGCAACAAATTCATCAAAATTTCCAAAAGACACTGGAACAAAGGCGGGGCCTTTATTGGCAGTTCCTATAACACCTGCTGGGGTACCTGTTGGGCCAGAAGGTGATGGCGCTGATGAATCAATTTCACGTTCAAAAAAATTTGGGCTTCGGTAAGTGGCTTCAGACATGAATTCGCTCCATAATTGTTAGCATCAGATAAAACTTGCTAATATAAGTATTCACAAAAAAGTTGAAAGAAAAACACAATCAATCATCGATGACAACAATTGTAAAAGAACCAAGATCTAAACCTGGTGCAAATATGGTTTCGCCTGTAGTTGGGTTTGTGTTTTTAATTTTAATATATTTGATTTGTTGACCATTAGGACCATTTGTGATGATTTTTTGATATTTTCCTGGTGACAACCCTCTTGGCAATGACAAGAGAGCGGGATCATTTGGATCAATTATCCCTTCACCGTTAGATGTATATATTCTACCTTTATTTGTTCTACGTTGATCTTTTCGTTTATTTTGTTCAATATCAAGTGGCAGCGTTGGATCATCAGCACCTAAAAATGGATCACTTATTCCTGACTGATCTAGGCCTTCTTGGGTTTGTCCAATATCAAAAGAAATAGAAGGTGAGGAAACATATCTTTTAATAGGAACGGGAATTCCTGGGGCGGTGGAGGCCAAGATGTAGGCTGGGACGTTAACAACGAATTTATACTTGATATATCTTTCAGTTTGTGACATGTCATCAAAATTTGAATCAACATTAAATCCACCGTCTATTGATGCAATAAACCAATATCCTTTATTTGTTTCAATTTTCCAATTTTGTCCTTGTGGCAAAAATGATGACATGATTTGTTCAACAATTTGATTCATGTGTTGTGTATATTGTGTCCAGATAACAATTTCATATGTCGCTGTATAGAATTGTGGTGAAGGTATTACGAGTGTTTCATAAACATTATTTGTTCTATCGGGTGCCAATAAACCCCCTTGTTGAATAATTGAATCAATTGGCGATATTCCCGAAGATTTTAATGACGTTAATTGTCCAGGTATGGAACCAGACAATGGAACAGAAACATTTAATTGATTTTTTAAATAAAGTTTATTAATTAAATTTTGATATGATCTGTCGGTTTTATCTAACTTTCTACAAATCACAATTTCGCCAGTTTGTTGATTAATGCCCCTAGCTACAACGTCGTTAGATATAGATTGTGCAATACCAGAACGCATAATTGTTATAAGGGGCAAGATTAGCGTATTGTTTTTATCTCGTATTGGACGATTACGCTTTAAAAGAGCCCACTTTTCGCCTGAGGCAAATAAAATAGGAACCTTTTTTAAATCTGTGTTATCATTTCCATTTACTTGAATATGAATTTCATTATCAAATAAATTAAATAATGCCGTATCAACATCCTCTATCCCAACAGAAGGTATTGTTAGTTCTGGTTTGTACTCACTGTCATAACCAGATGGTAGTCCGGGTACGCCATATCTTGTTTTACTTCTAACGTTATATCGTGTTGTCATAAATTATTTTTCATCATAAAACGTTGAGCCAGCGCCACTGTTATCGCCAATGGGCGATACTTCTTGAGCACCTGCTAATGGTTCATCCAAAACGCCAGTTCTTTGTAAATCTCTAATATCTCCAGTCAAACCTTGACTATTTTCAACAAGACCACGTTGTTGAACAAACGTTGTTTGAACAGCGTTTTCTTCCGTATGTGATATATCTGTTGGTCCTTGCAAAATAGTATCAAATAAACCCTTACGAGCCTTTGTTCCCACTAATTTAATTCCATTTTTGTGCTCAGGAAGTCCCCATATATTTTGTAAAATTATTTTTTCAGTAATTTCATAAAAAATGTCGCTAAAAGAAAAGAAATCACCAATGTTAACATTTATTCCTCTATCTATAAGATCTCTATATTGTATAAACACTTCAAGTTTATATTGAGAATCAACACCAAATTGATTAATTTTTGTTTCTGTTTGAAAACTATTATCTACCAAACATCCAATCATAATAGGGTTATCAAAAATCTTTTTTAGACTTTCATTATAAATTCCATGAACTTGAGTTTTAATTTCAGAAATTGGATAATAATAAACTACTTGTCCAATTACATCATGAACAATTTCTTTTGTTAAATCACTAATAAAATTTAAATCACGCTGTGTTACAAATAATCTTGACATAGATCATATGTATGTAAGTCAAATAATCAATATGAATTAAAGTTATTTTAATTTCTTCATTCTTTCTGCAACTTCATGACGAACTTGAGAATATTTATCATTCATCATTTTTGGAAGATGTTCTCTGGCGAAGGCTCCGCCTTTGCTTCCAATTCTTCTTACAATTTCAAGACGAATATCAGAATCTTTATCATTCATCATCTTTGGAAGATGTTCAATCCCAATTCTTTTTGCAACTTCCTCACGAACCCAATGATTTTTATCGTTCATCATCTTTGGAAGATGATTGGGATCAATTCTTTTTGCAACTTCCTGACGAACTTCAGAACTTTTATCATTCATCATTTTTGGAAGATGTTCTCTGGCGAAGGCTCCGCCTACGGCCACAATTCTTTTTACAACATCACAACGAACTTCAAAATGTTTATCATTCATCATCATTGGAAGATATTCTCTGGCGAAGGCTCCGCCTACGCTTCCAATTCTTGTTGCAACTTGACTACGAACACCAAAGTCTTTATCATTCATCATTTTTGGAAGACATTCTCTGGCGCGGGCTCCACCTGCGCTTCCAATTCTTTCTGCAACTTGCCAACGAACACCAGATTCTTCATCATTCATCATCTTTGGAAGATGTTCGACCCCAGTTCTTCTTGCAACTTGATAACGAACATCAGAATCTTTATCATTTATCAAACTTAAAACTTCTTCTTCTGAGGCCAAATTAAATTTTAATTTAGATATTAAACCCATTGGTCTTTTGGGGGCATCTTGTTCAGAGATCTTCAAAAACTTTTCAAGACCCTTTGGAATTGTAATTTGTTTGTCTTTTGCGTTGAAGATATCTGTTTCTATGACTTTATTTTTTTTGTCCCGATAAATTGCAAATGCAAGTTTTGATAAAGAATTCTTTTGATCTAGATTTTTATTGATCAAAAAGTAGAAAACAACGTTATCATTTGAATATTGCTCAAAATATTTGGCATCACGCATCGTGATGCACCACTTTGTCCCGGCACCGTAAGTTACAGAGGCATCTTTATTTTTGATGTATAAAAGTAAGAATTGATCATCTTCGAATAATTTTTCAGAACCTTCGGATTTAACTTCTTTTCTTAGTTCGGTTTTTGATTTTGAACCAATTTCTTTTAGTTCATTTTCGAGATCTTTTAAAGTTTTATAAGTGTTAATGTCTTTTGAC